CCCAAGCAAAGAAAGTGTGTGTCTTATTTTCATAGTCTCTCCCAAATAACGTAAAGACCCCGGAGTAGCCTTCACTGACCTAAACGATTGCCTTCATGCTCCGCACAGCATTGGCAGTCGACGCGAAATAGGTGTGTCTTAATGAAGTATTGTTATTTAAACTCTGGGTACGCAAAATAGTATGTGAAAACGTCAAACTTCAATCATTTTGAGTTTCACACATTATGTGACAGGTTGATGTTTATGGACAGGATGACAGGAGTTTGCGATTGCTGGTGTACTGCAGGGCAGATTACCGCTTACCCCTTCTGGGGCTGACCTGTCGCTTTGTTGATGACGGCAAAAACTCAAAATTGAACGGCTTTGATACCGTCTGGCAAAACTGACTTGAAGCTTCAAGGGCAAGAGTTATCCGCTGGGTTGGGCTTGAAATTGACTTCGTGGCGTACATAACCCCGAGAGCGTAGTCGGCCCCGCTGCCTATCGCCTGATACCTAGCTGGGGTCTCAACTACAGCTAGGTCATCTGAGACAGTAAAGATGCTTCGATGCACCCCAACCATCAAGTCAAAGGAGCCTGGCTCTAATTTTGAGAACCCCAAGTCCATGAAGAATTTCTGAAGGTCGGGAATGAATTTGGTATGTATGAACAGTTCAATGTCTTTATTGCGCCCAGGAGAGGGAGGGTTGAATCGATGCTTTATCAGCTGACCAAAGCGCAGGTCTCCGCAAAATCCAAAGATCATGTTGTTCTTAACAAAGACTTTCTTATCGAGGAGGGTTATCTTGGAGCCCGACTCCGTAGTTACCAAAGAATCAGCCCCAAACATCAATCCTGAGTCTGTAATGAGTCCAACTACACAAGTCATGTCACATCCTTGAAAAAATCAGGCCAGCCACATGGCTTTTGGTAACAGTCTTATCTCCTACCTCTAAAAACTTCATGACATTCCCAACGTGTACATGAAAGTCAGGAGGGACGTGCGCTGCGATAATACCGAACTCTCGAAGAACCTCGTACAGAACATCAAGCTCATTGGCGGATACTTTCTCGTTATTCGAGTAGTAGATCTTAGCTACGTCCTCCGCCTTGAGGATGACTCGGTGGTTTAGCATCCCCAGTTTTGAGCTCTTATTGAACTCAGATCTGACAATGACAGCCATTTCTATCAGCGAAGGTGATGAAATTGTTGAGTCATCTGGGCCTGTCATCATGAGCATCTCCATACTCTATTTATCTGGCCGTGGGGAAATGTGACACCAGCCCGAAGATCCGAGGGTGTATTTCTCATATCAAGTTTCACAAAACCTCCGAATTACCGTCATTTTTGCCGCCATAAATAGAGATGGGAGCCAAATTGATAGGAATCCTTATGCCATCTTACAACTATCGCTGTGACTCATGTGCCCATGAGTTTGAGCTTATAAAGAGTGTAGACGACCGCCACGGACCCCAAACATTACCCTGCCCAGAGTGTTCAGAAAAAACGGTAATGCTCCAGATGGCGGCTCCTGCGATATGCTCATCTCATAGAGTAAGTGGAACTTCGTCTTCAAAACCGCAGGGTGACTTCATCGAAAGGATGCAGCAGATCAAGAAGGGGTTGAGTAAGGATAAGCGAGCCAATATCCCGGATTTTTGATGGATGATGTAAAAGACTCTGAATCCGCACTTAAAGACCTTCAGGCAGCCTATGAAAAGGAGCGCAAAGAGGAACGTGCGCGACGCCGAAGGCAAAAGAGATTTGAAAATCATCTCGTAAAGCTGAAACACGTTTCGCCCAAGACTTCCAACCAAGAGCAGTTGTTTCATTCATTCTTCAACGAAAAGAACATCTTGCTGCATGGGTGTGCCGGTACCGGTAAGAGTTACTGTGCTCTCTTTCTGGCTCTTAAGGAGCTTTTCGAGGGTCGGTACGACAAGATCATAATCGTTCGGTCCATAGTTCCTACACGCGATGTTGGATTTCTACCCGGAACGCTCCAAGAGAAAATAGCCATGTATGAAGAGCCCTACGCGGAAATCGTAGATGATATTCTTGGACGTAAAGGCGCATATGAGGAATTGAAGAGAGATGAGGTCTTACAATTCAAGTGTACCTCCTTCCTTCGTGGAGTCTCATGGGCAAACGCTCTTGTTATTGCGGATGAAATTCAAAACTGCACTTGGCACGAGATTACCAGCCTCGTTACTCGCATGGGTGAAGGTTCACGTTTGGTGTTGCTCGGTGACCGAGAACAGAACGATTTGAGTCAGCACAGAAAAACAGAGCAAAGTGGATTGGAGAGCATGATCCGAGTTTGCCATAATATGAGTTGCTTCGATGTTGTGGAATTTGGCGTACAGGATGTTCTCCGTAGTGCGCTGGTAAAAGAGTTTTTAACTGCCAAAAAGCTTTTGGGCTTATGAACGGTATACAAGACATGCTAGAGACTAAGGCTTCGTTTTCAGAGAAGGTTTTGTACTTTGCAAAGCAAAATGAACTGTCATTACTGGACGGGCTTGCGGAGTACTGCGTTACAAAGGGGATTGAAACTGAGGACGTCTCCTCCTTGCTCACAAATGAGTTTAAAGCGCTGCTCCATAAAGAGGCTTTGGACCTCAACATGTTTAGGTCCTACAATCAAAAAGTTAAGTTTGACGACTAGGTCCTGGTCGGAAATGTAATGCTAGAGAGGTCTCAGTGTCAGCTATTGTAAGGTTTACCAACAAAACCTTCATTGGGGCATTATGGCTGAGAAATTCGAACCTACCATTGAACAGACGCGTAACCAGTACCTTAAGCTCAAGTATCAGACAAATCCTCCTGTAGAGACTGCCGCAGTTTTAGCAGCCGCCGAGCAGTACATCAGCACGCTTGAACGCGAATCCCACCGAAGCGCGGTGGCATTAGCTGAACATCAAATCACCAAATTCCCACGTATTAGGAACCTCTCTCCAGATGAGCAGCGAGAGTTCTCCAAGTGGCTCATGGGGCAGACCTGCCCCTTTCTCAAGGGGGTGCCGTATGAGGAGCAGGACGGCTATTACCCTTGCGATTACGATGCATGGAAGGCGTATCTTAAAGGCGAGCCTGTATCCTGGGATTAGTCGTTTATATGAGCGACATCAAAGAAACTACGGATGATGAATGTTCGGACCTCGACCTAGGGGATGGGTACGACTCTTTTTGTAACTACGTAAGCTTAAAGAATCACTTCAACAAAAAGGCTTACGACTGGAACAGATACGAGGGAAGGGTAACTATCCCGCGAGAGGCGTATGAACGCCGTAAGGATAAGAAATTCTTTCAAATCATACAGAAGCGGTACTCGGGGATCGAGCGAAACCAAATTTTTCTCGCCAATTTCGTCTACAATAAACACCTTTGGATAGGCGAATTGCTGGCGGATAACTGTATTGATGTTTGGAATGACTGGAAGGGCAGAATTACCCGAATTGATTACCAATTTGAGGAAGACCTAAAAAACTCCCTGGGTGAAATTCAAACACGAAAGGGCGTCGGTCCAAGAGACGCCCTGAAGTTATTGGTTCGTAAGCCATCGGACAGCCACCCGCTAGTTCTGAGGTTTGTTTGGGGGGGAATGTTTGGCATCGAGTCATACTTGTTACTCTCGATAGCACTGGATCTCGGGAAGGTATACCAGCCTTTTCTACTCGATGATTCGCTATGGGCGGATTTTGAGTTCAAGGTTGGGAAATACATGAAATTTCTGAGGCCAAAATTAAACATTGAAAAAGCAAAAGAAACGCTTAAGAGAATAACCAAGGAGTAATCGGCATGTCATTCAGGGATATGATGGATCGCATGAAGAAGAAGGATGCGATTAAAAGCATTGTGAATAAAGTGCAGTCAAACTATGTGAGTGACCCCAGGTTCTGGAGTCCCACCTTTGCCAAAAACAAAGACGGCAGAGAAGAGTCAAAGGCTATCGTTCGATTTCTTCCTGCCCCGGATGGAGAGACGGAGGATTTTGCAAAGTTCTATACCCACTTCATTCGAGGTCAAGGTAACAAGAAGTATATTGAGCGTTGCCGAACGACTCTTGGAGAAGCCGATCCGGCCGAGGAGCTAGCGAAGCGATTAGGTGGAGGGAACAAGGACGTGTACCTCAAATACGGACGGACCCCCAGATTTGTGGCAAATGTTCTCGTCATTCAGGACGGAAATAAGCCAGAGAACAACGGAAGGGTGTTTTTGCTTGAGTTCGGTAATAAGATCATGAAGAAGATTACCGCCGTTATGAACGGCTCGGATGACCCTATTGATCCTAGGGAGCCTGTAAATGTCCTCGATCCTCTCGAAGGAGCCAACTTCAAGCTTGTAGTTACTAAGCAGGGTGGACAGAACAACTACGATGAGTCGCAGTTCATGGGGCAGTCTTCGTTGTTTAACGGTGACCTTGATAAGATTGAGGCAGCTTGGAAGACGGCTCATAAGCTTAAGCCACTTATAGCTGCCGATACGTTCAAGAGCTATGACGAACTCGCTCGTCATTTAGCAGACGTAGTAGGGGATGACCTCGTCCAATCGAAGGCCGCTACCTCCGGTAAGGCACCGGCTAAGACATCACCTCGTGCAGCAAAGGCTGAAAGTCCACGAGAGGATGACCTTTCCGATGATCCGGATAAGATCTTTGAGGATTTGGTTAGCGGAACCGAAGCTCTCTCAAGTGACGACGCAGTCGACGCCATGTTTAACGAATAGATTCGTTTATCTAGTGTTCGTGCCCGCTTAGCATCCGCTAGGCGGGCTTTTTTATTAGATTGGAGAGACAGACTGGCGTATCCCAAGCATCAAGCTAGAGTCTGAGGCCCCATTTGGGGAAGCTCCAAATGACTTAGTGGATACTCCACCTGCCGGTTGGGTCTGATGCGAAACTGGCTGTGGGGCAGGCACGGCAACAACTATTGGGGCCGAGCGAGCGGCTTCCTGTTCCTTCGAAAGCTGATTGAGCGCAACTTGGGTACCAGCTTGTGAAACAGGATTCACATTGGCCTTCTGGTTGGCACTAGCCATCATAGTCTGCTGATCCTTCTTCCATTGAGCCATGGCTCTTTGTGCATATTGAGGATCTGCCTGAAGCAACTTATGCCTCTCAGACTGACCAAATCTATGCTCCCCCAGTACCGAGAGCATGTCTCCCTTGTTTCGAGCGTAGTTCTCCCCGATGATTGCTCGGGACATTTTCTGATACATTTCACGGTCCTTGTCGCCGTTGAGGTCTCCCTCTCCGCCAGCACCGTATTGGGGGTCGCTATATGAGGATTTAAGTAGCTTCTTTCCATGTGGCACAAATCGCTCTTTTGTCCACTTCTTTAGCTCCGGGTCGCTATCGAATAATCCTTTTTCCAAATGTGCTTTAGCAAGGCGATAGGTAATCTGATAACTACCATAAGCACTGGAATTTGCCCCTCCCGTTGTCCGTATAGCCCGAGTTCTGTCGTTAAGGTCTCTGTCATCAGTTACTGGACCGGTCTCGGCTGCTGCAATTCCTCGCATCACCGTATCTAGTTCGTCTTTGGGTACACTTGTTGCGCCAACCTTCTCTCTCCCTGAGGTCTCTTTAGCTGATAA